GGCCAGCGGCGTGTCCACGCGAAAGAGTCGTGTCAGCTCTTCAACAAGCGTCTCTGCGGTGGCCAAGGCCTGGGCAGATGGACAGACGATGCTGATCTGATAAACGCCGGTGTACTCGTAGGCGTCGCCGCCGAGATAACGGCAGGTGGTGCTGGCTGGTAGCTGGAAGGTCCGCAGATAGGTTTCAGATGGACCTGGTGTAAATGGCTGATTCGAGTAGGCCACTCGTATAGGGAGTACAGCCGACCATGCGGCCAGCTTCATTTCGATGGCCTGACGGGCGCGTGCGTGACTCATACCTGATTGTTCCTGATGGCCTCCTGCACGATCTGCTGGAAGCGGGCCACGGTCACCCGAACCATGCCGCTCGGGGCCTGGGTCGAGTGTCCGAACTCCAACGGGATCGCATAGGGCAAATTGTTGATGAGGTAGACCATCTGGCCGGCGGTGAAGTCGCTGATGGCGGCGACCAAGCCCGCGATGGTCTCTGCGCCGCTCGGGTCCACATCGTCGAAAGTGACGTTCTCGACAACACCGATGGACAGATGCCAGTTCGCCCGGAATCGGCCGCCTACGTAGTCCTTACCGGCGACCAAGCCGTTCACGTTGAAGTTCTGGTCGCGCTCGGTTTTGGTCAGGGGCTTGGCGTACTTCACGCCACGCTTCAGCTTCCCCGCCGTGGTGAAATTGCTTTCGTTCAGGTTGATAAGCGTGTTCCGCACAGCAACTTTGAAGTCGTAGTCGTCGGCCGCCCGGGTGTTCGCTTGCCGGTGAGCGACGTTCGCTGCCCAGATCTCAGGGTTACCCACGGGAGACATGCGAATCAGGCTGCTGCCCAATTCGATGATGATCTCGCGCACACTGGCATTGATGGCTTCACTGGTCTGGGTCGCGAATTCGGCCAGGCTCAGGGCGAAGCTGCCGGATTGGCCAGCGCCTGCTCTGCTCATGACCGCACCTGCAGCTCATACAAAATCGGTGTGCCGGCCGGGTTGACCTCTTTCAGAGGCGGCACGATGGACCAGGTGCGGCCCTGAATGATCACCTTGTTAAGCAGGTCTGGTATCCACTCCAACCCCTGCGCGGCGATCTTGAGCTTCTTGTCGCCCCGCTTGATGAGGCTGTTGTTCTGGAATTCCTGACCGGTGAAGTCGAGCAGGATCCCTTGGGCGGTCTGCTCTTTGGTGCTGTCGGTCGGTGCCGAACCGGTTTCCGGGTCGTACTCACCGACAGTCGTTGCGCGGATGGTTACCGACTGGCCGAACTCTGTGATCATGTCCAAAGCCATCACGGCCATTTCGTCGTAAAAGGCCATGGTGGCTCCTGCTCAGCTATGCGCGGACGGCGAACAAGCCCCGCTTCTGTAGGTAATCAGCAAACTGCGTTGCGCTCGGCCGGTCAGGCGCCGCCGGCAACAGTCGTCCGCTGGTGTTCGGGATCGTCGCGTATTCGCGAGTTACCGCGCCCTCGACACGCTCCAGCGTTACCGCGCCTTTGCGCTTCTCGATCGGGTCAATGTCGTCGGTATGGATCTCGGCAGCCAGCGCCATCTGGCCGTACTGGATCCGCGCCGGCAGGTAGTTGTCTGGCTTGATCTCACGATCCAACTCGACGCCCCGGCGCGGCCAGGACAGGGCCTGCTCGCTGTTAGTCTTCCGCCCTTTCCACGTCATGCCATCCATCGCCAGTGCGGCACGACGCAGCAGCGCTTCCTGTGCCGGCACTTCTGCCGGGATGACCGCGCCGAATTTCACTGCGTACATGGCCAGGTCTTCGGCAGATGCGTAGCTCTCGGCGTCAGGCTTGCCGGTACCGTCCTCGATGATGAGAGTCATGAATAAGCTCGCTGTGTTGTTTGAATCGGGCGCCAGTGAATGGGCACCTGGATTATTACGCCTTCTGCAGTTCCGAAACCGCCTTTTCCAGCGACTCAACCGAAGCATTCGCCCGGTACGGTACATTGGCGGCGTCGAGTTGCGCTTTGAGACCGGCGATCTTCTCAGCATTGTCGACCGGCACCGCTGCGACTTTGAGGCGTTCGACTTCGGCGCGTAAGGATTCAACCTCTCCCGCCAAGTTGTTACGCTCACCCGTCAGTGCTTCGAAGCCTTCATGAATGGATTTCAGTGCGCCGAACAAACGGATCGGCAGTTCGCCGGCGCCCGGATGCTCCAGGTCCGACAAGCCTTCGGCAGCCTCGATCAGCGACACGATGCCGTCGCGCTCTGCGCGCAGCGCGGCGTTGTCCTGTTCCAGAACGAAAATGGCGTCAGCATTACCCGAAGCAGCCGGCTTGCTGATCAAAGGCTGTAATACCGAAACCTCGACTCCCAGCGCCTCATAGGCATCGACCACCTTCGGCCAGTCGCCGATCACGACCGCATGGGTTACACCAGACTCTGGCCGATCAAAGTGAGCCGGATTGCGGTAACGCTTTTCCGGATCGAAATCCGAATTCTGAGTGGAATAAACCAGTTCCATAAAAGTCTCCGTAGCGGCCATCGCTGACCGCTGTCAGGGCCAGTATCAGCCGCCGGCTGGTGGCGTAGTGGTCAGGGTGATCATCACGCCCGCAGTGACCTTGTTACTGTCGGCATGTTTGACCCAGTTGGCAGCCGAGCCGACCGCAGCCAGCGTTGGGTTCGAGCCGCCAGTAGCGTCCTTCCAGCTGTACCCCAGTACGTCGATGTTCACGGTGCCTTCGGCGCGGTAGCCGATACCGAGGTTTTCTTCGTCGTCGACCGTGTAGGAGCGGAAGCCTGGAGCCTGGGACTCGGTGATCACCACTGCATTCGGCAGCAGACCGAAAATCACGTCGGCCGGCGCGGTGTCGGTTACCAGCACCGGCTTGCCGAGAGTGCCCGGCAGGCCGCCATAGATGACGACGCCTGCTTCTTCGTAGATCTTGTTGGTGATCGCCTCGTCTACGATGTCGAAGTATGCGCTGGAGTGCATGACCCACAGGGCGATTCGGCCGAACTTGTCACCAAACTTGCGCATGCCCCGGGTCAGGGTCTTCTTGCCGTCGGTTTCGATGTTGGCGGTGACCACCATGCCGGTGTTGGAACCGATGGCAGCGCGCAGCGCGGCCGTGGCGTACTGGATGAAGCCTTCCAGAGTGGCGTCAGCGACATCTGCGCCGATAATCTGGGAGAACTCGTCGACCGGCCGACCGCGGCGTTTAAACGCCTCTTCGGTGGTCTGGTACGGGCCGTATTTCCACGGCGCTTTCACGCCAACAGCCTCACCTGCGCCGATCTTCTTCGCGGTCACCTTGCCGGTGGAGTTGACGTCGCGATGCTCCAGCGAGCCGCCGATTTTGTAGAACGAGCGCTTGCGGAAGTCACCTTCGATCAGCTCGTTGTCGAGCACGATCGCGCCGTTGGACGATGCGTTGAACACATCGAGGTTGTCCTGGACACGCTCCAGGTATGCGGTTTGCGCCTCATCGTTGTAGATGATCAGGTCGCTGTTCACAGTCGTTGCCATGGATGGATCCCCTTACTTGGGCAATTGCAGGTATGCGGTTTGGCCGTGCTTGCGCTGGTAGTCGCGCTTTTGCTCGGCAGTCATTTCGGAGCGCTTGAATGCAGCCTGGCCGCCACCCCCGCCCGGGGCTTGTGTTCCAGAAGCCCTTGGCCACAGGTGAGGTGCGCTTTCGCGCAAGGATTCCGCCCATTCGAGCGGAGTCAGAGGGGTCTTGCCGTCTTTACCGAGGATGATCTGGCCGGATTCATCAACGGCGACCGCTTCGCCCTCTTCGTTCAGCGAGAACACGCCTTTGGCGCGCAGGATGATGTCGTCGGTTGCTTCAGGCAGCGCGCCGGCTTTGAGTGCCGCACCGCGCACCGAGTCGCCCAGGACTTTGCCCTGGAACTTGGCGGCAAATGCTTCGGCCTTCTCGGCGCGCGCTGTGACGGTCTTCAACTGCTTGTCGTAGTCGCCACGCAGGCGCTCGGTGCGGCGGTTAAATACCTCGTCCACCTTGCCCTCTGTGAGCAGCTTGGTTTCTTCGTCTTGGCCGGCCCGACTGAGCAAGCCTTTGACGGCGTCGATATCGATGCCTTCGAATTGGTTTTCGAACTGCGACAGCTTGGCGCTGGTGTCCTTCAGCTTGCCCAGCAGTTCGGAGTTTTTGGTTTTCAGACCAGAAACGGAGGCCTCAACGGCAGTCGCGATAGCGGCCTTGATTGCCGGATTGTCCAGGTCGATTTCGTTTTCTTCTGCCACGTTGATGCACCCCTTGGGTATGTGCTGCCCGCTTTGCAGGCATAAAAAAACCCGGCGCTTGGCCGGGTTTGATGTGAATTAGCGTTTGGGTATTCGATCTTCTTCGAGAACCGTCTGGTTTATTCGCTTGAGCATTG